TACTGTACGGATCTTAGCGTTGAAACGCTTCTCAGCCATTGTTACCAATTGCTTGTAGATCGCTGGGTAGAACTGTGTGTTAAGTTCATCAGATCCAACATAGTATGTTGAACCTAAGTAACTACCTTGAGTTGCGCCAGTTCCACCACCAACTATGATACCAGACTGAGTTGTTGCCACATCAGTTGTTTCGCCGTTTGTGTAAGTGATGAAAGTGCTGGTATTCGCTGCTGTGTTGTTGAAACTGTGTGTTGCCGCGAAAGAGTTCAAAGAACCAAATCTACGACCAGTTTGTTCATCACCCGAAATACCACCAGCTGTTCCTGCTTGACCGCCGTACTTGGTACCAATTTGGTCTGCACGAACGATTTGTGCTTCCACATCAAACATCAATTCAATCAATTGCTTAACTTCTTGATATGCTTGTGGATCCCCGCCTGACTGTTCAACTGCACGAGCAGAACCAGTAGCACTAATAACTGTACTGAAAATCTGTGTGTAGTTACCTAAGTTGGCACGCTGGTTACTTTCAGCCATAGCACTGGAAATTGCCATACCTTCTTGGTTTGCTTGTGTTGCTGGTAAACGATACACATCGTTTGTCCATAGTGGCAAGGTAGAAACTACTTTGCGCTTTTTGGCCATAGCCATGTTTAATACAGGTGTGTCATCCTTAACACGATTGGACACATCTAGGTCCAAGTCCTTAACAACGATATCCGAAGCGTATGCTGTAGTACCGTTACCAATAGCGGATGTTGCGATTTGTGACATAATATTTTCCTTTTATGTAATGTCTATAATTTTATCTGCGTCCTCGCATAGCATTTAACTTTGCGACTAACAGATTATCCTGGGCTTTACGATCGCCCTTATTGGCCTGTTCCTGAAGTTGTTGGAGATTTGCTTGACCCTGTGTCTTAGCATTTGCTACACCATTTGTCTTTTTATTCGACAATGCAGCTATGCTACTACCAGCAGATTTGGTTGATGGTTTCTCTCTGTATTTTAACCCGTCTCTGACCAAACTTAGTAGACTTTCGTCACTGCTGATCAAATCAATGTTGTTAATACCTGGCACTATCTGTCCTTTCGCTTCCTTCCATACCTTACTAACCTTTTCACGAATTTCATTAAACACATATTGGTTCTTAAGTTCCTTATCTTGGAACCCTTGACGCCTTTGCTCCAGCGTGGTAGCGACCTGTTGACTTCTAATCTGGTAGAATTGATCTACCGCAGGTTTCATCTGCTGGATAGTTGCTGCCTGTTGCTGTATCCATCTTTCATTCTGTTGCATGTTTGCCTGTATGCGTGACATTGTTGCCACATCATTACGGCCTTGAGCCTGAGCATATTGCTGTTGGAATGTTGTCTGGTACTGCTGTGTCTTTATGATCTCATCATAGGCTTTCTGAATTTGCGGGCGAACTGTGAATTCTAGTGCTAGAGTTAAACCTTCTGCCTCAGCCCTTTTAGTGTTGAGGTATTCATCAAACTCTGCTTTTTGAATCTTTAATTCTCTTGCTTCTTCATGGATTGCTCCACCTTGACCTAATATAGCGGCTGCTCGCTTGGCATCAATAACCATTTCCTTGCCATTACGCATGAACTTAAACTTAGCGTTAGGGTTCTCATCTGCGAATTCTAAGAAATCAATTATCTCACCTGCTGTAGAGTCCTGGTTGCTTACCTCTTGAGGGGCTTCACCTTCTTCTATTGCTGCCTGACCATCTTCAGTTTCAGATAGTTCAACTTCTGGTTCTACGCTTTGGGTATTGTTTTCAACACCTACTGGCACCACAGGGGCTTTAGAGTTTGCCAACTCAGAAGAACCTGTCTCAGTAGTATTAGATTGTTCAGTAGGGTTACGCGGAAGGATTTCACGCATCGCGGCCATCTTCTGAGCAATTGAGTCTAATGACGGAACTGCATTTTGAACAGGGGCCGCACTTGGAGTGTTAGGCGTGTTCTGTAATATTTCACTCATTTAATTTTTCCTTTACAATGGGCCTTAAAGGTTACCAAGGGTTTTACATTTTTCAAAGTGATAACGATACATATTATTATCGCCACCTTCTTTGCCGCAATGCGGGCAGATTACTAACTTGTGTATCTTACCAGTGCGGACTTCTGACATCTTAGCACGAGCATCAATACTCATTTTTCTTCCCAAGTTCCATTTACGCAACTTGGATTTATGTTCTTCTGACTTTGGCTTACCTGTTACAGTAAAATTGCCATCACCATTATGTTTATTGTAACTGCGTTGATCATTACGAGCATCAACACAGTCTAAAATCTCTGTTTCCAACTCAATCATCTCTTCAGGCAATCCTGTTGCTATGATTGTTCTTTCCCATTCTTTAGGATGAGAAAGTATAAGTGGCTTTACCAACTTACTTGAACAAATGTATCCATCTTCTGGATGACATCCATTCTTTGTTCTAACTCCCACATACCAATTTAAACTTGGCCTATGTGTCCATTTATAAACAAATGCTACCATTTAAATTTCAGTGGGGGCGTTTTGAAGGCTTACCGCACGGTTTTTGTAGTAGACTGCCCTTTGCAGACTTGCTACGAATTTATCTACTCCAGATATCATATGGGCGAGTGCTACTCGCTTACAGTTGTCATCTAATGCATGTCCGTTAATGCCGCTTAGTTCATCTGCCATGTCAAACTTAAAGTGATGGACAAATAAAGCAAAATCTTTATTTGCTAGCAGGTTCTCTGCTCCACTACCATAAACTTTGACAGCGTCCAGTTGTCCCGGCGACATCGTCTTAATTTTATTTATATCTAATTTTGGTTTAGCGTTAAAAGCTGCCGTTAAATCGTCGTCAATAATCATTACATTTCCAATTTGTTATTAATAGTTTGTTGCTTTTTGTTGTGTCATTAGGGCAATGGCTTCTAATTGACGGTCGGCACTGGTTCCAGCAACATCACTATTGATCTTGTTGGCAGTGGCTTGGTCTTTGGCCATTTGACTATTATCTTTGGCCATTTGATTAGCCATTGACGGGTGCTGTCCACTTATCTTAGCCAGGATTTCTTGTGTACGAGCACCATCTAATTCTGCTTGTGCGATATCCTTTTTATCTTCTGGGCTAGGCTGTTTCTGTCCGGCTGCTTCTTGCACTTGTTTAACCATGGCCATAACTTCATCTTCAGTTAGCAAGTAGGTATCGGCACTTTTAACGCCAAGAACATACAGCATATCTTCATATGGACGGCGCATCTTTTTAAATGACTCAGGAGTGATAGCGTTCATTTGAACTGCCTGTGCTACTTCTTGGATTAACTGTGTTTGTGCGGCTTTGATAGCCTGTATGCGCTGGATAGCGTTTTCTTCTGATGCCATTCCAACTGCTAGATCAATGTGTATGATCTTGCGTTCACAGAAATCCATATTATCATAACTTTCACCATCTAAGAACACGGGTTCTTTAGTTGGATTGAACTGTTGTGCCAATTTCTTAACACCATAGTCATCACTATACTGGATCAGGGTACGCCATACTAACCATAAAGCATCTTCAAGCCCTTGAGCACAGTTCTTTACAATGTTATCTTGGATAAGTTGATTTGGTCCCATGGCTAACTGTAGTTTTGCACCACTATTACCTGGACTCATAACTTCTGGAGTAAATGTGTCTGTAGGTGTAGTCATACCAATTAAAGCCATAATGTCTTGTTGCATACGACTCATGGCAACTTCAATAAAGTTTAGGTTACCACTTGGAGGAGGCATTGGATACACATCCGTTGCTGGGTCAAACTTGCTGTCCAGGATAAAGATAGCGGCTTCACCGTCTTGAATCATTTCAAAATCAACACGCTCGGGCTTGACACCAATGCGCGGAGTGGCTGTTAGCAAGCCTAATTGAATCTCCGCTCTATGAGCCGAAGTCATATATTCCTGTGCAGGAACTAGCGATTCAGCCAGGCTCATTCCATAAAAGTTTTGTGGCAATGGTCTTGGACACATGTTAGCCACTGGAATAAATTCCACTTCACGGGCTGAAATAATGTATTTCCCTGAGTAGATAATTTCCACTAATTCTAATTCACCATCACCATCGATGTCGTAACGGTTCCATACCGTTAAAACTGTTACTTGGCGGGCTGTGGGATCCTGAGCCGCATAACCTGTGCTGGGCAGTCCATTGATTGGAACTGAGTCACGAGCGTGAAGTGCAAGGTTATTGAGAAGGGATCCAGCCTGATATGCGCCAACATTACTATACTCTGCGAACTCTATAAACTTCTCTAGATCTAAATCAGCATATCTTTCAGTTGCTTCTTGAACGCTCATTGGATCATAGAAGCCACAGAAATCTTGTTCTTGTACATTGATAATAGTTGGGTTACACATCCAATAGTGTTGTGCTATAGGACGGAATTTAATGTTTAGGTTATAACCAGTTAGTTTGTATTCTGCGTCATAAACCGTGTTGCGATCAACAGCATCGGAAAATGCTTGATCAACACCGTTGTTAGCGATATCATCTTCTGGAGTTAATAGGTTGCTGGTTAGGGCAGTTTCGTCACCTTCTGACGCTAATTTTAAACGCTGTAGGATATTGTCTTTGATAATTCCCCTGCGTTCTTCAGTGGCACCTGCGTGCCACTCTTGTGTTTCTTTCATAACCTGATCTAGGTTAACTGTAGTCTTGCGTTTGGCTGTGCGTAGAACTGTAAGTCCTGCATCTGCTGCCTGTGCTTCAAACGCTTGTAG